GAACGCTATACCCATGCATCCACGGAGATGCGCACCGCAGCCGCCGCGACGATCTCGCGGCGGCTGCTAGGCGACCCGTCACGTACGACAACATCCGACGGCGAGGACGAGAGGAAGAGCAGGACATGAAAGACGAGATTCGGCGTTAATTCGGCAGTTTTGGTATAATAGTATGAAATTATACGAGTGCTCCGGCGTGGTTGGACCCACCCGGAGCGCGGACGATCAACCTAAGGAGTTGAACGCCATGCGTACGTTACTACCCCCTATCCTCACCCCACAAGAACTCAAGCGATTTCATTCAAGGGTTGCAATCCGAGAGCCACGTAGGTGTTGGCGATGGGTGCGCAAGCATCGAGGTCCAAGATTCTCGACATATGGCGTATTTGTCATTAATCGCGACGATAAGCAAGTGCGCTATCGCGCATCAAACATCGCCTTCATGCTTCATTATGGCTACTACCCAACACAGCTCGTATGCCATACGTGTGACCATCCGTGGTGTGTCAATCCTCACCACTTGTTCGAGGGGAGCCAGTTAGACAATATTCAGGACATGGTTCAGAAGAATCGGGGGTTTTGGCGAAAACCGACATATATTGAGAGTAAGGCCCCCAAGCGCATCTTGTTCAGCGATGCAAGGAGTATTCGAGACCGATGGGCGCGTTACCAAGCTTCCGAGAAGGAGCTTATGCGCGAATACAATATCAGCCATCGAACGTTCAACGCTATCCTGAACTTCGACGTGCTCCTCGATGAAACATCACTCGACGTTGTAAACCGCACGCTGCTCAAGAATATTTAGAGCTAGACCACGACAACACGGGTATGCTGTCGTGGTTATTTTTGTCTGTTTCGCGCACGCTTTCGCGCACAGTACCTCGAAACGGGACGTATCTCTTACTCCTTAGCCAGATTCCAGTTCGCGATGTTCCAGTACGGCGTACCGTGCAACGCTCGTCGCTACAGCGATACGGTACTCCATATGAGACGACAGGAAACTCTAGAGACCCAGTGTATCGCGCACGGTATCGCGCACACGCCCAAAATGGCGTTTTGTGCGCGATATTGACCATCCTGCACTGCACTGTTTCCTGTCTCATCTAAATGCGGTAAACTGAAAGAGCCGGCTGGTGGGCAGATATCATGATGCCCGGATATCAGCATGGCGGACTCCCCTGCACAAGTGAATCACCCCATGTCAACGTGGACACCCCATGTCACGCCATGATCTTGTGCAAAGCGCGATCAAAGCGCACGGGTCAACAGTGCCAGCGTCCACCGATGAAGGGGCGGGATGTCTGTTATCACCACGGTGGGAGGTCTCCCCGCGGTGTCGCGTCAGCAACGCTCAAACATGGTCGATACTCCGAAGACCTCCCCACCCGGTTACAGGCACGGTACGAGCTAGCTCGAACAGATCCCGACCTTCTCAACCTCACCTCGGAAATCTCTCTGATCGATACATTCACATCAGATGCACTCAAAGGCCTGGAGAACGGCGAGAGTGGTGCGCTATGGGCCAGGCTGCAAGAGACGTGGGGTGCATATCAGGAGGCGAAAGCCGAAGGCGATCGATCGGCCGAGATGATCGTGTCAATGGAGATCAGCGACCTGATCAAACGTGGTTCTGCTCCGTACATGATTCGGGCCGAGGCCATCCAGTTAGCAGAAGCACGACGCAAGCTGGTGGAATCCGAACAGAAGCGCCGGGTCGCGATGCAGGACATGGTGACGACCGCACAGGTGATGCTCTTCATCGCCCAGTTGCAACAGGCGGTGCAACGTCATGTCCATGATGCCGACACCCTCGCGGCCATCGCGGATGAGCTTGGCCGCCTCACTGCCTAGCCTCTTCTCGTCCGGATTACGGTTGGACACGCACAGTCGCCCATGGCGGGAATGGCTTGTCCGGCACTTCGCGTCCTACACCTTCGCTCCCTTCGCCGATCGCCATATCCGGTTCTGGGACTGGATCGCCACGTTGCAGCCCGGCGTTCGTCCCCGTGCACGCGTCGAGGTCTGGAGTCGCGGCGGGGCCAAGAGTTCCACACTCGAACTCGGCTGCACCTACATCGGGTCCGAACCCACCCCACGTCGCCATTACGTCCTCTATGTCAGCAACACCCAGGCACAGGCCAACAAGCACGTCGCGGCGATCGCCGGGATGCTGGAACGCGTCGGCGTGCAGCGGGCGATCAACGAATACGGATCGTCGAAAGGGTGGCGGCACGAGGAAATCCGCACCGCCAACGGCTTCAACGTGACCGCGTTCGGGCTCGATTCGGGCATGCGCGGCGTCAAGCTCGACGAATACCGCCCGGACATCATCATCTTCGATGACATCGATGGCCGGCACGACACCGCCGATACCGTGCGCAAGAAGATCGATGTGATCACGACGACGGTCCTGCCGTCCGGTTCGACCGATTGCGCCGTGATCGTGATCCAGAACAAGATCCACAAGGACGGGATCGTCTCCCAGCTCTGCGATGGCCGTGCCGACTTCCTGCACGACCGGCTGCCCGCCACCGTCGAACCGGCGATCACGGGTCTCCAGTACGAGCAGCGCATCCAGCCAGACGGCACGTCGCGGTACGTGATCACCGGGGGTGAAGCGACGTGGGCAGGCCAGAACGTCGCAACGTGCGAACAGCAGATCAACGAATGGGGGCTCGGCGCGTTCCTGCGCGAGGCCCAGCACGAGGTCGATGAGGTCGAGGGCGGGCTCTGGCAGCGTGCTCGCGACATCGACCTCTTCCGTGTTAAACGATTACCGAGCAGCTTCCATCGGATCGTGGTTGCAATCGACCCCAATACGACCAAGGGCGGTGACGACGCAGGTATTGTGGCCGCTGGCATCTCCTACGAATGGAACGAACGCATGTGGCCGCAGGCGCACGCCTACGTATTGGAGGATGCGACAATCGAAGGTTCGCCAAAGGAATGGGCGGAACAAGGCGTTGCCGTCTATCGCAAACTCGCGGCGGATTCGCTGGTTGCTGAACGAAACAACGGTGGTGACATGGTTGGGATCACGATTGGCACGATCCCCGGCGCGCCGCCGGTCAAGCTCGTCTGGGCGAGTCGTGGCAAGCAGACACGCGCCGAGCCTGTCCAGAAACTTTATGAGGACGGTCGTGTCCACCATAACGGGACGTTCACGAAACTCGAGCGTGAGATGTGCTCGTGGCATCCGGGAAATGACTCGCCAAACCGGATGGACGCACTCGTGTGGGCAATCACCGAACTCATGCTTGAAGACCGCGTCGATCTCAATGCGTTCGTTCAGGCAAGTACCTACTGACGGAGAATGTGATGTGGGACCGGATACGTGGAGCAATTGGAGTAGGCATGGATGCATGGCGTAACGGATCATCAGGATATCAGGCATTCACCGGAAACACGCCCGCGTCATGGGCGCGGACCTACGATATCTTGTGGGCAACGTACACGGGCGATCTGTTCGGCGCTGAGTGGAAGAGACACCATCCCCCGGATTCCGCGCTCTACAGCAATATCCGCCTCATGTATTCGCACGTCCAGAGCGTGGTCTCGTTTTATGAGACGCACGTCTACATGGGCAGTCTCTCCACGAACGCCCGGCGACTCCCCAACGGCTCGACCGGTGCGATCCCGATCGAACCTCAAACCGGGGACGAAACAAAAGACGAGGCGCTGCTGAACGCCACTGCCGCGTTGTGGACACGGTGGAACTGGCAACAGGGGATGAGTCAACGCCCGTTGTACGGCGCGGCGTTGGGTGTGGCCTTCACCGAGATCGTCGACGATCCGGCGCGGCATACGGTCTGGCCGAAAATGGTATGGCCGGGGTACGTCGTGGATCTCGAACTCGATATTGGAGGGAACGTCAAATCCTACGCGCTGGAATATCAGACCACGATCGTGCGTAGCGGGAATCAGGTCTCGGGGCTGTATCGCAAGGAAGTCGATAAACGGGAATACCGGTTCTTCTTCAACGATTCGCCGTGGAGCGATCGTGACGGCCATGGGGATGCCGTGCAGGAAAACCCGTGGGGATTCGTGCCCGCGATCTGGGACCAGCATCGCAAGATCAATGGCGATCGGGGCCTCCCCGCGATGGTCGGCACAAAGCAGGCTTTCGAGGAACTGAACAGCATCCTGTCGCACGCGATGGACTATCAGAACAAGGCGTTCGCGGCCCCGATCGGCGTAAAGGGCGGAGTTTCCCAGGATGGTGGTGATAAGGAAACGAAACAGGGACCACAGTACCTGAATCTCCTGTCAATTCCGCTCAATGGCGGCTTCGACATGCTCCAATTCGATGTCGGCAAGACACTCGAGATAGTGGAATGGTTGAAAAAGGGGATTACGGAAACCAACCCCGAGGCGTCGTTTTATCACGAGCTGCGGGCAATGTCGCAACTTTCGGGGACCGCCGTCGAGCGGGCGCTGGGGGACGCCGTGGGGCGTGTCACGCAGGCGCGCAAGGGGTACGACCCGAACAGCGTCAAGCTCTTCCAGATGAGCAACGCGATGTGCGGACACCGGCTGAATGGCAATGACTGGATGAACCCGACAAAACGAGACGAAGTGTTCCGTCCCTACGATCTGAACAGCTACACCAGCGGTGATCTTGACATGACGATCATCGGAGAACGTGGTGTGGTTGAGAGAACCGAAGAGGAACGCATCCGGATCGTGCAGATGAAGGAATCGCTCCAGTTCGCCAGTTCGTTGGAGGAGCTTGGATATAGTGCGGAAGAAGCGGCCGTCATGATTACCGAGCGTGAGGCCGCGATGCTTCGTCGGTCGAATCTCATGTCTGGATTTGGGGGATGATGATGGACCGGATGTGTGAGGCGTTGGAGCGGATCGCCACGGCGCTCGAAAGAACTGCCGACGCCGATCCCCTAACGGCCTTTGCCGATGCGTTTGGTGACGGCAGCGATCCGTTCGCCGAACGATCGGACCCTCAATCGCCGATCGCGTCCAACGGTCAGACGATGATCTACGCGCTGCCGATCAGTCAATACCAGGTCGTGGCGCGCAAGGACCGTGGCGAGGAAAGCGGGTACAGCGTCAGTATTGAAAGCGTGGAGGCATGATGGCGATCTTCTATAACACTGACAAGGATATGTTTGCGCGGTGTCATTCCAGCGAACTGCTTGCTGCACTCAACGATCCGCGTTTGCCTGAGTCGTTTCTCATACAACCTGCCAAAGATTACCCGGCATTGGCAATTGTCAGCGCGGATGATGCGTGCTGGTATCTCGGCTATATCGACTTGACGGATGGCGAGCTCGTGTTGAACGCGGAGCGAGGCGCAGATGACGGCAAGAACCCGTTCATTGATTGGTCGCTCGTGAAAGTGCACATGCCTTGATGAGCAGCAATCACTTGCATGCTATCGAGCAGCACCAGCGCCGTGATGTCAGACTTCTGTATTCCACGCTTGGCGATGCCATAACCAACGCGTTCGCCCGACACACGACGCCCGGAATGCCAATCACGACGCTGGACCGGTTGCGCATCATGGCGGACGTGGATCGCAGTCTTGCCGTGATCTACGGGTCACAGAGGGGCATTGACGGGGCACTGACGGAGATCGTGGTCCGCGATGCCACGGCAGCCCGTTTCAAGCCGTTGGATCTCTCGGTCACGCGCTGGCGTGCTGTGATGAGCCGGACACTGCGCGAGCGGGTGGAGAGTGAGGCGAATCGTGTCTGATGCCTTTGCGGATGACACTCGTGATTGGGTCGATCAACGTGGGTTCACCCTCTCCGATCGCGTCTGGTCAAACCGTGCCGACATGAGAGCCAGCATCGACGCGATTCTCCGCGTTGGCGTGATCGATGGCACGCCGGTGGACGAGGTCGCGACCCGGCTCGTGCGCTTCGTGAGTCCGGCCTATTCGCAGCCCGGCGACGGAAAGGCCGAACATGCGGCCAACCGGCTGGCGGGCAACGAGATGCGTCGCGCGCACGGACTGGCGACTCGACAGGTCGCGATGATCGATCCGATAGGCGGCTATCTGCGCTACGTTGTGGCCGCATCGCACATTTCACCCGATGAATGCAGCGACATCGCCAGTCACGACGAAGGGTTTGGTGTTGGCGTCTATCGGGCGAAAGACACACCGCTTCCCCCGAGACACGTTGGGTGTCGTTGCAATGTCGAACAACATGTACTTCCTCCCGAGGACATCAGCGCGTTCGTCGAGAAGTTGCGGGTCGAATACGGGCTCGACCGTGAGCCGGACGATCTCAGCCCCGCCGACCTGGCGATCTACCGGCAGGAAGCGGCCAAGGTGCGGGACGCGGTGCAGCTGCTCTTCCGGGGGTGGCTGGATCAGACGGGACTCGTGACCCGTGAGCAATTACTGGAATCCAGTCCAAGTGTGGCGGAATGGGTGAGTAGCGTCCGTGAAGCCAAGCGGGCACGGAAGGCATCGCGATGATTGACTTTATGGTCGGCGTGTCGCGTGACTTTTGGTATTTCATGAGGGCCATGTTTCGCGATGCGTGGCGTCAGACTCGAACAGAATGGCGAGAGATGTGGAGGAAGTCATGATCATGGAACCACGACCGGAGACGCAAACGCGAAGTGTGCAGGCGGAAGATTTGAACGTCGCACGGCGGGTTGCCGACTATTACGTGGAAATGAAAGGGCGCGCCGTTCACGAGCCCGCGCTTTCGACCTGTACTGTGGCCTTCCAGCAGGCGATTACCAGAACGCAGGGCGATCGCGTGAACCTCGTGATCGGTGAAGAGGACACAATCGTATGATCTTCGATGGTGACCGGGACAGGATCGAGCCGTACCTGCGTGAGTTGGCTGATTTGGTTGGCCTGCGCGATTGGAGGATTCTTGTCTCGGACGATCCCCCGGAGCATCCAGAGCACGCGGCGTGCGTCGATGTTCGGTTTGGCCTCAAGGTGGCAGTCATTTCGTTTCACCCACAGTGGGCGGAAAGTGATCCCGGGCAATTCCGAAACACCTGCTGCCATGAACTACTCCACGCGCATGTCAACCACGTCCGGTGGCCGCTGAACAACGTCGCCGACCTAGTCGGCAAGGCGATCTACGATCCGCTTTACCAGTCCGTGACGGATTACATCGAGTACGCCGTGGACGCCATTGCAACGGAGTGGGCGAAGGCGTTGCCGCTGCCGGTCATGGCGACGAAGCGAAAGAAGGTGAAATGATGGACAAGGATCTTGCCGCCAGGTTGTCGATGGCACAACAACTGGACCAGACAGTAGCTGCGATTGAAACCGCTTCCATCTTCATTCGAGCATATTACGACAACCTCGTGAAAGTGGGC